CCTACAAGCCGAGAGGCGCTAAGAGTGCGGCTTGGTGGAAGCGTATTGATGGCATTGACCTTAACGCTTTGGCCAATGGACGTGGTTGGTGGTCAGTGCAGGGAGAATTTGTGGACGAAGAGGCTGCCAAGGAATGTATAGCATTGCACAAGGACTCTGCTGGGTTGTATACATTCTACACTAACGGAAAGCCTGCGATGCCTGATCAGACTGCCAACTTTGAAGGGCGGTTCGCCCATGTAAACACACATGCGGAAGCAGATGTGTTGTGGCGGATATTCGTGTGGTTCCGAACTGCCAAAAAATGAACTGCTACAGAAAAAGAGATGAACATGACCACTGATACAGACAAACTTGAAGAACGAATAAGCATACTCGAAGCTCAGGTGCGGATGCTCTTGGTGCAGACTGGCTCTGCTCAAAAGGGACGCGGCGCTATTGCTGCCTTCGCAAAAATGTCACCCCGTATGCACGGGGCGATGCAATGCATCATTCTGGGAATGTCTAATCTTGAAATTGGTGAGCGGTTCGGGGTCGGCGAGACCTCGGCCAAGCAATATGTGCGGGCTGTAGCTACCAAGTTGAAGGTGGGCAGCAGGGCCGCGATTGTGAGTGCTGTGTTGACGACCTTCAACGAGATGAGCGCGGATGAGTATGAGATGTTGACTGGCCTGAGCAAGAATTGGGCATCAAGCGGGGAGCCGTGGCCGAATGAATAATGAACTAAAGCTGGTACTAAAGGGCGACACTTGGCATTGCGTCGGGTGGCTGGCTGGCGAGCGGGTACGGCGTAGCACCAAGACTAGCAAGCACTCTGAGGCCGTCATGCAGATGGCCAAGTGGTTGGCTGACGGTGAGGCTGGCCTGACGCCAAAGGCGGCGGGCCTCACCGTTCAGAGCCTCGTAAATAACTTCTTGAAGAGGGCGCGCAAGCGCCCTTTTCATATAAGTGTGCGTAATGTGATTGCAGAAATAGAGCGGGTGTTCGGTCACATCCCTGCGGATGCGCTGACCACTCGTATTATTGAGAAAGAAATGTCCAAATTCAAATCCGCGCATAGACGTGCGCGGATTAGCAGTATGCTTAGGGCTATTTACAAATACGCTCACAATAATGACGTCGTGTCAGTCATGCCAAGGGTGCCAGTAGAAACGCCTCAATCCAGCCGTGTCAGGTTCTTGACGTCCGAGGAACTCAAGCGGTTCTTGGAGACCTTGAGGGCGAAGAACGAAGCGTCGTATTGGCTCTGCATTTTCTTGGCCTTCACAGGTGTTCGGCGCGGCGAGGCTATCCTGTTAAAGTGGAGCAAGGTAGACTTGGACCGTCGCGAAGTGGTCGTGTCGAGTCACAAGGGCGTTAATGCTGACGAGAAGTTCAGGACAGTGCCGCTTAATGATCTGGCTTTGGAGGCTGTAAGAACGCAGCTCAAGTGGCGCACGGTTGGCGTTGACGAACAGGTCTTCAGGAGGAACAACGGCATACCGTGGGTCTATTCAAAGAGGTGTTTGTCTGCCGTGCCATCGTGGGGCGATGCGCTTGAAGAGTGTGGCATTACGAACTTCAGGCCACATGATCTGAGGCACCAGTTTGCCACGATGTTGAGGCGCGATCACCGTATGCCGCTTGATCGCATTGCGGATATGTTGGGACATGCCGACACGAAGATGACCCAAAGGTATGCACATCTGCTTGTTGAAGATCATCGTGCAGATATTGAGAAGTTGAAGCTGTGATGACGCAAGACTTTTGTGCGTCGCTTCCTGTAATTGGAGTTGACATGCATACTATTTAGATATGTAATTGGGTGTCTTTAGGTGTTTCTAAAGGCATCGTTTCCTCCCTTAGACTTGGCGTTCACGAAAGTGAGCGCCATTTTTTTTGGACTATACAGGGAACAAGAATAGGGTTATTTTGGCACGTTTGGTGGCAGATGATGGTTAGCGTTTAGGCGTAAAGCCTTGTAAAATAATGGTTTGTTTAGGGGAAAATTATCATGGCCAATGATCCGAGTCTGTGATTTTTAACGCTTTAGATATGTCAGAACCACACTAAGAGATTACTATAAGGCACTGAGACATATCTTTTTTTTGTTTGTGGCACGTTTTTTGGCAGACTATTTTTTCAAAGTGATGCCGTCGGCAAGCATTTGATACCCCTTTCGGGACGGATGGACACCATCAGAGGACACTTCAAAGGGAATGATGTGGTCGCCGAAGGCGGCTGCGATCTGCATTATGGTGGCGCGGACGTCGTCGGGACGGTGGGGCAATACCCAATAGACGCGGGTGGCAGACGTGCGATTGCGGAGCTTCATGAGGGCTTCGCGGGTGCGATGGGAAGGGTTGTCATTGGAGCCAAGGGAGATCACCACTGTGGTGGCGAAGACGGGGTCTGGGTAGCGGGTGACGTAGGTGGGTGAGTTGATGCCGCCACGCGCCTGCTGGGTGCAGGCTGGCATAAAGGGGTTGAGGCCAACAGCAATTGAGTCACCAATCAGGAGGCACTCCATGACTTACCTCCAGTGGGGGCCACGCGCCCATACGACGAGGGCGTAGCGGGTGCCAAGGAGGACAGGCAGGGCTGCGTGGAGGAGGTAGGGCGGGAACACGATGCCGTCGCCCTGCCCCTTGGAGTAGTAGCCGCTTGCGCTACCAAAGACGTGGAGGCGACCGCCTACATAGGCGGAGGGCGGCGAGAGCTGGGTCACGAGGGTCAGCTTGCGGGAGGCCACGGTGGGGGCATTGTTGTCGAAGTGAGGCGCAAACATTTGGAGGGGGCGATAGCGCAGGACTTGGAGGGCTTCGATGGAAGTGATGTCGAAGCCGTAGTGGGCGTCGTTGGCGGTGTGGATGGCAGCCAGCATCTTGTCGGTGAGCCACTTCCATTCGGCGGTGGGGTAGATCCAGCCGTCCCAACAGGTGCGGGAATGGCTGGTGTGGATTTTGCCGTCCTCGTCTACCACTTCAGAGCGGGACAGCGACGGAAGGTTCACAAGGATTGCGTTGCAATCGGCGGGCGACAGCAGGCTGGGGATGGCGTGGGCGTTGCACATGCTCATTTGGTGCGGCCCTCTAGTGCGGCAAGGGCTTCTGATTGGACTTCATGCAACAAAGAAACGTAAGATTTGTCTGCGTCTCTTGGCCCTTTAGCGATCTCATACAATGTTTCTCGCAGCTTTAACCTTTGCTGGCACAAATTAACAACCTCCTCTTCTAACGTGTCTACAAGTTGGCGCAGCCGTTCGATCTCGTCAGCGGCGGCATAGGCTCTTTTGTCTGCCCAGTGTGCTTCGCGTAACCATTTAACGATGTCCTTCATGGTTACTTGCGGCCCGTGCTTTTGCCCTTGCGGACAGGCGTGATGGGCTTGATGGCTTGGGCGGCGTAGACCTTGACTAGGGCGGGCTTGGTGGGGGCTTTGGCTTCGGCGCGTTTTGCGGCGGACATAAGGGCGATTGGGTTTTTCATGTCAGCACTTCCATGCTTTGAGGGCTTTGTTGATGCGGCTGTTGGGATCGTTGGCCGTTTTGGCCGAGGTTAGTTTTTTCTTCATGCCTTCCATGCGGGCGCAGAAACTTTCTTTGCGAGCGCCGCCTTGCGGTTGAGGGGCTTTTAGGTGGGCGTTGTGTTCTTTGTTATAGGAGGCGCGACCCTTGGCGTTCAGGCCGCCATTGGGGTTCTTGCCTTCCTTGCGTTGCCAAGCTGGGGATTTGCTCATGCGAAGGTCTCCTGTGCGACGGTGTGAGCGGCAGCGAGTTTGGTGTCGTAGGCGTTGGCGGCATAGGCGGGGCCGTTGTAGCCACGGGCAAAGCCTGCCCAGTTGAGGGCGCGGAGTTCGTCGTCGAGGCCATTGTGTGTGATGAACGAAGTCATTTGGGCGAGCTGGGCGGCTTCGCCACTGATGGCTGCGAGGACCATCGAGAAGACCGAGTTGTGTCCAGCGGCGCGGTAGTTGAGGCCAAGGATTTGGCCCATGCCCCATGAGGCGGACATCAGGGCTTGGTCTTCCTCGATGGCAATGGCAGCGAGGAGGCGTTCGTATTGGGCGTCGGAGCCGCGTGGGTATGGCAGGGTTCCCCACTTGGGGTATGCGAGGCCAGCGGCGGTGGCGCGGGCTTGGATTTCGGGGTATGGGCGCAGTTGGCGGTGGAAAATATGTGGTTCAAACAGGATGCGTGGGCGGGAGGCGGCGTCAAAGCCTGAGCCTGAAGACTCGACCTTGATCACGGCGTAGAGGGCGGCGGGCGGGACGTCGATGGCGTGGGCAGCCGACGCTATGTCGGCAGGAGTCAGGTGGGTGGCGGGACCAGCGAAGTCTGTGGGGGATGAAAAGTGGTTCATGATTTCTTTTCCGTGAGGGCATCGGTCTTGGCTTTGGAGCCAGCGGAGGAGCCGTAGTAAAAGTTGCAGATGCCAGTCCATGCGGTGCCAAGGGAGCCAAGCATCATCAGGAGGGCTTCCGTGCCAGTGGGCGGCATACCCTTGAGGAGCATCCAGATAAGGATGCCAAAGAAGCCAAGGGTTATGAGGATGGCGAGGACGCGGGGTATCCAATCGCGGGTGGCGATTTGCATGGAGCGGGCAGAGTCTCGGTCTGCGGAGGCAATGCGTTCCAGGTCGATGTCGAGTTCCTTCATCTGGACGCGGAAGTCGTAGTCCGCTTTCTTGATGGCGGCGAGTTGTTCGGGGGATGCGGACAGGATCGCGGCCTCGATGTCTGAGTCGGGGGAGACACCAAGGGCGGAGCTGAGGGCTTTTACGGCGAGGCCAGCAACGGGTCCGCCAATGGCGGTGGCGATGCTGGGTGCAATGGCGGTGAGGAGGCCACCGATTTTGGAGAGGTCCATCTGCGTTACCTTTTCAGGAAGATTGTTGCTGCGGCGTAGAGGATGACAAGGAGCATGAGGGTCAGGACAGTCACGAGAGTGAGGATGGCGTAGCGTTCGAGGTCTTCGGCGCGGCGCTGGGCGTAGAGGGCCGCTTCTTCCTTTTGGCGTTTGCGGATGTCGATTACGGATCGTTGGATGGACTCCCAAGCGGCGAGGCCATAGGTCGATACG